TCACTCGTCGTCGGCCGGCTTGAAGCCCTTGCCCCAGTCTCGGCCGGAGCTGTCGGGCTGTTCAGGATCTCGCTGATTTTCTGCACCTTCGTTCACCTCCTCGTTGTCCCAGTAGCCGCCGTTGAGCCATGTGCTCGGGTTCGGTATGTAGCGCCCGTTCTCCCGGCGCCACTGGTCGCTCCGCTTCTGAGCGTCGACCGCCTGCATGATCCTCTCGTGGAGCTCAGCGGTGGGCTTGATCTTGTTCCACGCCTTCAGAGCGTATTGCTTGCCGGTCTTTTTCGGGTAGGCTTTCCAGAACTCGAGAAATCTGGCCTCGACGAGCGACTTCGTGCCGCTGTCACTCCCCTCGTCAGAGGGGGAAGGGGGTGTATTACCTTCTCTTGTCTTATCTTCTCTACTCTGGTCTACTCTGCCTCCGGCTTTCTTGCGGCTGTTTGCTGGTCGTCCGACGGTCGGCGTTTGGTCGTCCGGCGAGGCGTCGGCAGACGCCGCAGCAGCGGCCCGGCGACTGCGGGAGCGCTCTTTCTCGGCTTGCCGCTGGTCGATCAGCTTGCCGGCGTACTCGTACCAGTCGTGGATCTCGAGCGTCCCGTCCTCTTTTTCGTCGATCCAGCCCGCCCGGATCAGCGTTTTCGCCAGCTTTTCGGGGTCTCCGTCCCACTGAGCGGCCCGCGAGATCATGCGCGGCGTGATGTCGACGAGGCTGCCGGTCGGGGCGTTGTCGAGGGCCCACAGCCAGAACGAGACGAGCAGCCCCATCATGTGCGGCGGCTCGACTTCGAGCTGGTCAGCAGCGTCGAACAGTTTGCGGTGATCCTTGAGTGTCTGATGCACTTGCAGCCATGCCACGGTCGTCACCTCCTTTCTGTGGTCGTTTGTTTGTGGCCTGCTTTTGGTCGTCTGCCGGTCGTCCGGCGGTCAGGTTAAAAAGGAAGGTCGCCATTGTCCTCGATCTCCGCGAAGTCGCCGGAGCCCTCAGAGTAGCCCGGATCGGCGAAGTCGCTGCCAGAGCTCTGGCCGCCGTCCTTCTTGCTGTCGCAGAAGTGGACGGAGTCGACCGTGATCTCGACGGCTTTGCGGCGGTTCCCGTCCTTGTCCTCGTAGCTGCGGCTCGTGAGCTCGCCCTCGACGAGGACGAGGCGGCCCTTGCTCAGGTACTTGCAGACGAACTCGGCCTGTGCGCGCCATGCGACGCACTCGATGAAGTTGGTGATCTTCTTGCCGTCCTTGGTCTTGCGGCCGGTGTCGCTGGCGAGGGTGAAGCTGGTGATCGCCGTGCCCTGCTGCGTGTACCTGAGCTCAGGGTCGGCGGTTAGACGGCCTTGGAGGCCGGTGTGGTTATACATTAGGCGTTTCCTCCTTGCTGGTTATGCTGTGCGGCCGCGTTGTCGAGGGACGTGCAGATCTCGTCGTACTCTTGACGAGTCAGGGCGGCCGGATCCTGCTTTTTGTACTTCTCCACGATCCGGGCGTTGGTGCGCTCCTTGGTCATTCCCGCGGCCTCTGCCTTCTTGTAGAGGCGTGCGAGCTGCGCGTCGCTCAGACGGCCGGAGCTCTGCCCCTGACGGCCCTGTGTGGCCTGCTGGCGGCCTCCAGCGCCGGATCCTTTGCCCTGCGCGCCGAAGTCACTGTTATCGGGGTCGTCCTCGCCTTGGTCGACGGTGAACTTCTCGAAAAGGTAGTATTTCAGGGCGTAGGTGTGGGCCGCGCCCTTGGCCTTGGCGGGGTCATCGTTCCAGCCGACGGCGTGGACGGTGGCCTCGATGGTCTCGTCGTCGTTGTCGAGGTTCAGCCAGCGGATCGTCAGGTCGGCCTCGTAGAGGAACATGAGCTTGTCGCCGTTGCGGGTCTTGGTCTGCATGGTGATCCAGTAGACCGGGTCGCCGTTCTCGGCGTGGCGTGTGGCCCGCTCGCTGATGACGTCGAAGTCGACGCCGAGCTCGTTCATTATGGGGGTGATCTTCTCCCACACGTCGTAGATCTTGGCGTACTTGTAGCTGACGCCGTCGCTGTGCTGCTTCTTGACGATCTCCGGGCAGGCTTTCCGCATTTCGACGAGCTTCTGCCGGAGCGTCAGGCAGGCGGCTTCAGGAGGTGCCGCAGCAGCGGCCGCCTCGGTTTTCTTGGTTTCTGCCATGTCGGTGCCTCCTTACACGTCGACCGTGAAGATGCCCGGGGTCTCGTAGACGGTGACGCCCTCCACGATCTCGCCGGTCTCGGTCAGGGTTGCGATGTCGCCGGTGTAGCTGAGCAGCTTCTTCAGATCGGCCCAGCGGGTCGACTCCTCGACCTTTACGAGCTCGCCGTAGCCGTTTGCCTTGAGCCACGGCACCAGCTTGGTCTCGTCGAGCTTGGTCTTGGTTGTGCCCTTCTTGAAGGTCAGGGTGCCAGAGAGGAGGCGGTACTTCTCCGTCGTCTTGGTCTCCTTGTGGGGGACGGTGGCGAAGAAGTCGGCCAGACAGCTCGTGAGGTACGAGGTGCCGTTCTCCATGCGCTTGCGGGCGGCGGCGACTTTCTCGTTGATGGCCGCGATCTGCTCGTCGGCCAGAGCCTTCAGACGGTCGTACTCGCTGCGCTCGTCTGCGATCTTGCGGATGGCCCAGTCGGCACAGCGGTCGTCGGTGATGCGGAACGGGGCGCGCTCGCCCTCTGCGACGGTGCCGAGGTCGACCTGCTCCAGCTCGTCCAGCGTGGCAGCAGGCAGCAGCTCGGCCTCCTGCGTGGTGGTGGCCTCTGTGTCTGCCTGCTCGGCAGCGAGGGCCGCGGTGGTCTTATCGCTCATTGTTGTGCTCCTTTCTTTCGGTGACGTTGAAGGTGAGCATCACGCCGCAGGTGACAGGGGTGACGCTCTCGAGCTCGAGGTCGCGGCCGCTGCGGAGGTGCAGGGTCTCGCCCGGCTTCATTTCGGTGAGGTGTTTCATCTGGTACTCCTTTCTGTAAAGAAACGGTGCCCGCCTTCCTCGATGACGAAGATCTGACTCTCGTGGAAGTCGCTGGTCACGAGGGCGGGGTTGTAGAAGTAGAGGATCGGCTCGTCCACGACGGTCTCGCCTCGGTCGAACACGGCCGCGACGGCGTCCTTGACGCGCTGTGTGGGATCCGGCCGGCTCTTGGTGTAGCTGTAAAGGACGACGGCCTCAGAGGGGTCGACGCCGCGCTTCTCGGCTGCGTTGAGGATGCACTGAGCGACGAGCATCTGGCCCTCGAAGGACTCCCCGCCGGCTTCGGCCATGACCACGCGCTCGACGACGTCGCGCTCGGCGTCGGTCAGAGGGTAGCGCACGGCGGGCGAGGCCGGCTCCACGGCCTCAGCGGCCGGGGCGGGGGTGTCCGGGATGTATGCGCCGACGGTGGTGGTCGGCGGCAGGATGTTGGTCTCCTGCTTGCTGCCGGTCGGGGTGGTGAAGATTGCCACAGAGATGCCGCCCAGCAGAAGGACGGCAGCGGCCAGCGTGGCAGCTCTCAGGGCTTTCCTCTTGGCACGGCGGCGCCGGCGTGTTATACTTGCGGTGCGGGATCCGTATGCTGGCAGGCTGCTGGATCTTCTCGCATGGGTCGCCCGGTCGCAACGGGCGGCCCTTTCTTTTGTGGTTTCCATTGTTTTCTCCTTTCACTGAGCCCGTGCGACGGTCAGATCACAGAGGGCGTGAGTGAGGTCGCTGAACTCGGTCTCTCGGACGGTGTCAGCGGTCAGCAACACGAGGTAGTCGTTGTCGTAGTAGTCGATCTCGGGGTGCCGCTGCCGGTTTACTTCGTTTTTGTGGCGGGCGTAGGGCTCGGCACGGTTCCAGACGTCGTCAGGGATCCAGCGGTCGAGGCGATCCTCGACGCGCTCGCGCAGCTCCTCGCTCGTGATCGTGATCTCCGGGCTCATGCTGTCACCTCCGCGCCACGCGGGCCGGGAGCGTCTGCTCCGGGCGAGTCAGGCCCTTGCTGAAGCTCTGCGGCTCATATCTGACGCCCACGATCCGGCGGCCGCTGACGCCGTACTTGGGGTTGTAGCCGAACAGGTTGACGTAGCTGCCGAGATCCTCGCGCTCGTCGTCCATCGCCTTCAGCACCTCGAACAGGGCCAGCACGTCGTCGATGGCGCGATGGCTGTTCTGCACCTTGCCGGTGAGGCCGTAGGCGATGATCGCGTTGGCGAGCTTGTGTGGGTAGGCCCTGCGGTCTTTGTAGACCGTCAGGCTGTCCAGCCAGTCGATCCGGCCGACCTTCTGGCCGCGGAGTAGGCCACGGAGAAAACAGGCGTCAAACTGTGCATTGTGGGCGATCATCAGCGTCGGGCCGTTCTGCATGAGCTTGGCGATCTGGCCGGCTGCCTTGACCGGCTGCACGCCCTCGGTCTGGAGCCGCTCGTCGGTGATGCCGGTCAGGCTGACGATGTTCTCCGGGAGGGTCTCGCCCTCGGGCAGCTTGATGAAGGTGTCCATCTTGCCGGCGATCCGTAGGCCGCCGGTGGCCGTGCGCTCCACGCGCAGGGCGGCGAGCTCGATGATCTGGTCACTGTCGAAGTCGAGGCCGCTGGTCTCGGTATCAAACACGACGATGGCCTTGTAGCGGTCGAACAGGGTGGAGAGGTTACTCATGCCGGGCCTCCTTTCCACATTCGCAAGGCGCGGCCGTGCCGGTGAGCAGCCACTCCATCCAGCACCTCACGCAAGGGGTACAGTCACAGTGGACGGATCCGACGGGCGGGTGTTCCTCGCTGATGACTTTGGCGATCTCCTCCGCTGATGCCGTGCGCATAAACTCGAGGCCGGTCTGCTTATTCATGGGCGGCCTCCTTCTCACGGGTGGCTCTCAGGGTGCCGAGCATAAACGAGAGGGCCGTGGTCAGTTGATCCTCGGTGGCGAAGGTGCCGCCGAACTGCTCGGCCAGCGCCGCGATGATCTCGCCGGCGTGCTCCGGCGTGACGTCGTCGGTGGCTTCGTCGTCCTCGATGGAGATCAGGAGATCGGAGTCCAGATAACAAGCGGGGCGCAGGCCGTAGTGGCCGTCGCAGGCGCCGTCCCAGCCCAGAGTGCCATCGGTGCTGACGCCGCGGGCGAGTGACTCGTAGCCGTTAGACTTCGTGCTGAAGGCGGTGGAGAGCCACCACCAGTCGTCTGCGTCGGGGATGACGTCGCGGTTGCGCCGGTACTGGTCGACCGTCAGCAGGAAAATGGTGACGGTGCAGGTGCCGTAGTCCTTCAGGCCGTCGTCGGTGGTCAGGTCGAGCTCCGTGGTCAGGAAGGCGTTGGGGCCGTTCACATCCTCGAGCAGGTTGTCGAGGTAGGCGCCGTTGAGGTATTCCTTGCTGCTGGCGGCGGCGAAGTTGTTGCAGTTGCCCTCGTCAAAGGCTCGGGTCTCGATGATGTCCTTGCTCAGGCAGAGTGCGCGACCATCATCATTCTCCAGCAGGATCCAGCTCTGGCCGGCATAGTCGAAGGCCGTGCCGCGGGCGGCGTTCTTGAGTGCGATCTTTTTCATGGGGTTGCTCCTTTCGTTCTCTGCGGCCGAGCCTTCTGGCTGGCCTGAATGTTCGGCAGGGTCTCGCCGGCGCGGAGCCGGCTCTCACAGTGCGGGCAGATGTAGCCGGTGCGGGGGATCTTCTGGTAGATGCTGACGTTCCAGTCGAGCCCGCAGCCGACGCACTTGGCTGTCATGCGGTTCCACCTCCTCGCTGCTTCAGGCGGTCGGCGAGACAGGTGTAGAAGTCGCGGCTCGTGACACTCAGCCCGGCGGCTATGTATTCCTTCTCGAGCTCGAAGCGGATCGCCAGATCGCCCACGCTTTTCCCGGGGCCTTTGAACGGCCGTGAGGTTTTGGACTGTCTGGCCTGAAGGTCGGCCCATACCTCGGGCATATCGTTGTAGATATTCCTGAGCTCCTTCAGGTTCTTGGCTGCGCAGCAGGCACAGCTCACGCGGTCGAGCTTTTCGTATAAGCCCTCCCAGTCATAGCCGGCGGCGTAGCATCCTGCGAGGCACTCGGCCTCGGTGATGCCCCACTCAGCGAGCGGGAATGTTTTGCCCGGCGCCCGCTCCTTTGTGAGTCGATCCGGTTCGTCGGCTGCGATGCCTATGAGGACGATGTTGCCCTTGTTGTGCTGGTCGAGTGCCTTGGTCTTTTCGGTTGTTCCCCATCTGATACCTCGAGCTCCGCACCACGAGTAGCCGCAGTGCGTGCCGCCCGTTTTTTCTCTGACGGGCTTCTCGAACATGAGGTAGTCGAAGCTCTTGGCGGGGTGGAGCACGGTGAACTCGATGCCGTTCTCCTCGCATAGGGCCCGTAGCCGATCCATGTGTCGGTACATTTGCGGAAACTCCCAGCCGGTATCAAAGAATACGCACTCGTCTGGCGGCGTGCCTCTGCGGATCAGCTCGAGCAGCAGGAAAGTTGAGTCCTTGCCGCCAGACAGCGAGAGCGTCGTTTTCATGTGGTTGCCTCCTCTCTGATGATGTGCACGATGGTGACGAGGTCGTCGATCTCGTGCTTGGTGGTGTATGTGTCCTGCTCGTCGAGCCCGATGTGCCGTAGCAGCGTCTCGGGCCCATCCAGCAGGAAGGCGGTGACGGCCACGGCGTTCAGCCGGTAGACCGTGACCTCCACGGTGCAGCGGGCGTCGTCCTCGTCCAGCGTGGACGGGAACGAGGCCCGGCAGATTGGGGTCGCCTCGTATCTGAAGGCGGTCGCGCGGTTCTCGCCGGTGATGATGTCCTTCACAAACTCCTCGAAGGCTTTGCGAGGGATCGAGCTGCGGTACTTGTCCAGCGTGACGTCGGCGAGCTGCCGGATGGCTTTGGTGTTCATGCTCGTCACCTCACTTTATCTCGTGGATCAGCGTCCTGAAGTGGAAACACTGGATGTTGTAGCCGCCGGCGCCTATGGTCTGGATCTTTGCCTCGCCCTCCGTGCCGACGATGATGCCGTTGATGTCGCCCTCGGGGCCTATGTAGAGCGCCGCGGCGTCGGTGATGGTTCCGACCGTGCTCATAATGCGGCCGATCAGGTCGAGCAGCTTGGCCCGCTTTTCTTCTTCCATCGTCTTTTCAAGCCACGCCTCGCGCTCATCCTCGTTGTGGATCTCCAGCAGCCTGAGCGTGATCTGGTCGCCCGCTTCGCGGAGCTTCTTCTGGATCTGGTGATATTCCAGCCCGCGCTCACTCAGGAAGGCGTCGACGTCGCGGCGCGGCCAGAGGTTTGCGAGGTCGTAGTCGGTCAGCTCGCGGCCCTTGTAGAGCTCGCGGTACTTCTCGAGAGAGGGGAGCGTCTGAAGCGCCTCCAGCCGGGCGGCCCGTTCCTTTGCCTTCAGGCCCTCGCGGTACTCGATGAAGCGGATCCGCTTCTCTCGGTAGTATCCGATCGCGTGCTGTTTCCAGTTTTCGAGGAAGTCCTTCAGGATCTCCGGGGTGTTTGCCTCGAGGTAGGCGTCGCGGGTGATCCGGGTGTTGAGCTTATCCTTCCAGTTTGCGAGGGTCTCGCGGGCCTCGGCCAGCTTGGAGGTCGCGCTCTTGATGTCCTCGCGCTTGATGCTGATGTCGAAGCGGTCGGCGCCTTTTTCAATCATTTTGGCGAGCTGGCTGTTGTGCTTCTTGAGTACGGCCTCGCGCTTCGCCACGCGCCCCTCGGCGTCGATGACCTTCTGCTCGAGCTCTTTCTGTGTCAT